CCAGAAGGAAATCGAGCAGGCAATCGCGATGCTCACCTTCATGGGCGCGAAGCTGGATGAACTGGAATCTCAGGGAGTGCAGATAGATGAATGAATTAGGAGAACACTGGGCCGCTCTGCTGGCGGTCATCATTTTGCACCTGTGCTTTTTGGCATACGAAACCTACACACTAGGAGGGTAATTTCATGGAAGAACTTGAGTTTCAATTTTTTGACCTGCTTCAGAAGCATGACCTTGGTTACGACAGAAGTTGTGATCACGGGTTCTGGATGAAGGAGTCCACAAAGCGCAGGGTAATTGCGCAGTGGCTGAAGGATCATCCCAGCCTGAACTGGATCTGGGATGCCTACTGCCGTCGGTTCAACGAGGGCCGACGCCCCCTCAGTCTGGAGGAACTGCGGCGTGATTGAAGGAATTACCGGCCCAGAAGTAAGGAAACTCGCGGAAAAGTGGCGATCTGGGTGGACAATGCGAGCGCTTGTAACTGCCAGCAACATCCCACAGCATAGACTCCGCAGGTACATCCGTATCTATGAGTCACTAGGGGAAAACGCTTTCGTGTCAGAGCAAAGGCAGTTGAGCTATCGGCACAGCAATAATCGACAACTTCGGAAGCTGGTGGAGAAGCATTCTCTTACCAGAACCGAGTTGGCCGACTTGCTGAGCGCCCCGATCAATACCGTGAAGAACTGGCTAAGAGGGGAGGATGCGAAAGCATTCACCCCGATGCCCAACTACGCCCTCGAACTCCTGCAAATCAAATTGCGGGAGGGGAAGGCACTCGAAGAAATGCGACGGGCCACGGATTAGGCTCGTCCACTTCTCCCACCAGACTGTCTGCGACCATGTCGAATAAGCCGTACCAATCGCCGTTGTCGGAGCTTCCGTAGACCAAGTACAGTCCCTCGACTTCGGGGGACTTTTCCTCAAAGAAAGTCCAACCCTCCCTGTGCAGGAACACGACATTGTCCCTGCGCTCCAGAACGTGCGCGGCCTCGGTCATCATCTATCCTCTGTTGTTGCGGTGGGTGACGACGCTTCCAAAGCCTTTGCACCCCGAATTTAACTTCGTCTCGAATGCCTATCAGAAGCCCATCGTCTTCAGGATAAGTATCGATGACCTCCCTCCTCTCAGCCAGACTTGACAGTTCAGCGATGCGTGAACTCACGAAGATCAGGCACAATTTCATCGCCAGATCTTGAAATTCTGGAGCCAGTTGTTCCTCTAGATAGGCCTTGATGTCGGGGTATCTCAGATGCTCTGCGGCCTGCATCGAAATCACCCGCAGTTCAGCGGGACGCAATCGCTTCCCTCGCTATCATGATGAAGTCGAACCAATCGATCACCGCCTTGCAGTCGTTGGTCTTCGGAAAATCTGGATTGATCGCGTACAGCGGCACTACGCAGTGCGTTGGCTGTCGATCAAACCTGTAGACCAGAGCAGGAATCAGGTCATGCTCGTCTGCCGCAACGACCACTTGGTCCCACCACTCTTGGTGATACATCCCTCCCCTCGCATATCGCTTGCACTCAATCGCGAATGGCGGCACGAAGATGTCGGGCAGGCTGTTCTCTCTGTACTGATCGAGGATCCGCTTGATCGGCTCGTCCACGATCTTCCCCAGTTCAGCCCGTAGCTGGTTAACGATCTCCCTCTCGAAGTTCAGTCCCTTACGCCGCGAGTTCACCATTCGTAGGCCTCCATGGCTTGCTCATCCACTCGCGTCTCCAAGTAACGCACTCGTACAGGGCTCTATCTCTCCCGTGCTTGCCCATCTCAATCGCTACCCGAATCTTCTCCTGCTGTACTCCCAGATAGATCATCAGGCGTACCTCGCTCATCGGGATTTGCATCTTGTGAACTAGCTCTTCAGCCGTGAAGGAGATCAGTCCCATCCCCATCAGGCGCTCTAGATTCTGTGGTGCTTTTGTTTCTGGTTTTTTAGCCATTTTCCCCGCCCTCCATTTTTTCCAGTGCGACGAGAGCGAGCAGGCAGTAGTGAGCCATCTTCAAGATGTCATGCTCTGGCTGTGCCCCGTCTTTTTTACCCAGCCTTGCGGCGTACTTGATGACGCAAGCCATCGCGTGATCTCTCCCGTAACCAGAGTCGATGATCAGATCGATTGCCTGCGTCCCGTTCTTTGCGTAGTGCTCGGCGTAAGTGCCCAGCACATACGACTCAAGCTTCTTCAGCGCTTTCTTCTCTCTCATCGTTACCTCCCAGCTTCCTCAACACTTTTTCTAGATCTGCCATGTCTTTGAGTAACGTGTGCTTGATCTTTCCCGAGTCTTTTTTCTCAGCGAATCCTTGTGACGTCTCTTCTCCCTGCTTAACGATTCGACACCGATTCCAAAAAGCTTTTTTGGTTATCCATCCGCCAAAAACCACGCCCTCATCGTGCTCGCTTGCGAAAACGTAAATGTCGCAACCGAAGTGCCTTTGAGTGCAGTTGACGTGGCCTTCAAACAGTTCGTGGTTGTAAGGCACCTTCCTGCGCTTGGTTTTCACATCGACCGTCACATCCCTTGTCCCGAGATGGATGATGTAGTCGTGGTGCATAGTCTCTGAGCCGCAAGACGTGTAAGCGAATCGATGGAAAAGCAACCAGTTCCCGAACTCCTTCTCCCCGCTAAACCCTGTCTCCTGCCCTGAGCCGTCCTTCAGAATCGTCGTGGCGTTGTAAGCCTCGCCAGTTGAGTAGCCTTTTTCGCTCAAGCTTTCTCCTCCCTGAGTTTGTTCACCAACTCCTCGACGATGAACATCAGTTCAATCTCAGGCCCATACCGCTCCTCGAATCGGCGCTTGTATGGATGCCTGCTTGTGAACTGCGCGGTATCGCTCCCCTGTCGGTGATGGAAGTAACAAAGGGGGATGATGTGAAAGTGCGCACCCACCTTTGTCTTGCCGTCCAAGTGGTGAATTTCCGCAGGGGTTTCACCGTGACCTTCTCTCCGACAGACGATGCAACCCAGTGAAGCGACATCGTCCATCCACCTTTTCTCATCAGCCGTTGGAGTGCGGCCCTTCACTTCTTGACTGGCCTCCCGATCACACCCTCCGTTGCGATGGCCTTCCTTCCGTGCTTCGCCAGCACCTCATTGATGGCCTCGATCAGGATCGAGTTCAGGGGTTTCTTCTGCTTCCGTGCCAAGATCTGTAGTGACTTGAGCGCCTTGGTATTCAACCGACACGTCACTGCTTTTCGCTCTTCCCTCATGCGTTGTATGCCCTCCTCTCTAGGCGATTACTTGCTTTCTCCGAGCGCCATTGCTCGAACTCAATTTCGCAGGCTCTGAACTCAGCCTTCGCCGCCGCGAGCATTCCCTTGGCGACACCCCTGTTCACGCGGGCGTTGTAGACCTCTCCCTGTAGGTCTGCGAATCTCATCTGGGCGGCGGCTGTCTTATGCCCCTCCCCCTCCGCCACGACCATCGCTTTGGCGTAGACCATCTTTTCTGTGGCCTCTGCCCTGCCGATCTCCTCTTCGGCTGAGCGCATCTGCTCTCCGGCCTCCCTGATCTTCATTGCGTAGCGTTCTTCTTCCATCACCCCTCCAGTTCTGGCCTGTAAACAAATGGCTTACCGCTCTTCGTATGGAAGGCTCTGGCATCTGTGCGCCACAGCCCAATGTTTGACTCGAAGCCGACCATGCGTTGCTTTTTGATCATCAGCGTGACGTCCGGCTGGGCCAGTAGATCGACGTCGTCATCTCTTGGGGCGGCTCCTTGCGTTAGCCAGAACTGCCGATCCTTTTTCTTTTTGTTGGCCCAGCAGGCTAGGACGTTCATCGCGTTATCAGCCAATCCCCCACTGCCTTTTAAGTCATCAATCTTGGGGCGTGGGTTATCGGAGTCCGACTGCCCACTCTTGCGGGAGTGATGCACCAAAATTAGGTGGGCATCGTGAACGCGAACCAAGTTGGTCAACTCGACCACAAAGTCTCGCTCCAGATTGAGATCAGTCATGGGCATCGTGATCCGCTGGAGGCAGTCCAGCACGATCAACTTGCAACCCTGCTTCAGCATGTGATTGACCTTCGCAAGTGCGGCGTGTGGCTTATCGACCATCTCGTTGATGACGTACAGGTAGTCATCCATGAGAGCCATGCACTTTTCGACGTAGCCGTCAGTCGGGTTTTCGTTGTTAGCTAGTTGGTTTGCCATCAGGTTCAGCAGATATGGCGTGTCCATCTCATAGCTGATGTAGCCCGCCTTGATCCTGTGCATGACGTAGTCGGCGACCAGATAGTTGGCCACCGTAGACTTGTAGGATCCTCTGGTGCCAAACAGGATCGTGACCTCGCGGGGGCGAAGCGCGAATCTTTCGCCATCCCTGTCCCAGAAGGGGTAAAACGCATCCCTGTTGACGCCGTACTTTTTCCACTCAAGAACCTGCTCCGTGAACTCGCCTGCGGTGAAGACGTTCTGGAAGCCCTCAAGCGATGAGTTGATGTCCAAGTCTTCGAGTTGCATGAACTCGCTGTCGGCTGGCTTCCTAGACATAGAGATCCTCCTCCTTCTGCTCTGGCATGGAGATCTCGTCGAGCCAGCGCTCTTGGTTGATGTAGGTTTCTGGATTCGGGATGTAGCGAGGATCGGAAGGCCAGACCCGCTGGCGCAGATCCTTTTCAATCTCCGCGAGGGTGGTCATAGACAGCTTCATCAGCTTTGGGATGCACTTGGACTTAGCAACCTTCTTCGGATAGCGCATCCAGATCTTTGCTATCAGTTCATCCTTTTCAGTGTCACGTGACTGTCCCGTGACTGTCACACTCTGTTCTTTATTCTTACTTCTTAATTCTTTTTCTTTAGCGAGCTTCTCTCTTGCGCGTTGCCTTCTCTTCCTAGCCGCGCCCGTCGCGTCAGAACTCTGCTTGTCTTCCCAGTTGATGATGTCCCAGTCTTCCGCGATCAATTCGACGTCCATCAGGCGCTCCTTCACCGCCGCCATCTCGACAGGCGTGAGGCCCAGATGGACTGACAGCATCTGGTCACGGAGCTTGTCGCTAGGTTGATCGAGCGTCCCGTCTGCTTTGGCGCACATCAGAGAGACGTAGTGCCAGCGGTCCTCGAAGGACAGGATTCTCAGGCGGGGATGGTTTGCGATCTCGGGGTACAGCTTGAACCACTTCATGCTTCGCGGCTCCAAGCGTTTTTCTTGTAGAACTCCAGCGCGTTGCAGTTCAGTCGGCGCGACTCACGTTTGACTGCGGCCTGAAACTTCTCCCAGTCCTGCTTGCTGAACTGGTTGCGCGGCTGGTCAAGGCCGATGCGGACGATGAACTCGTCGTCTTCCGGCACCCAGTTTTTGGGCCTGCGGAATCCTTCGCGGTGGGTGTAGGGATCGTCGGGGAATAAGTCATTCTCAGACATCCCCACAGATTCCATGATGTCTTTCGGCGCACAGCCGTGGCTCCGGCAGATCATAATGATCGCGCCAGTGCGGCCTATTTGGATATCGAGGGAGGGGCTTTTATCGTTATGCGCTGGACATCGTGCGCGGTACTTGTTATCCCCAGTGCTTCGAGCGTACTCAAGCTTGGATACGAATTCTTCTAGCTTCTCTCGTATTCCCATCACGGCCCCCCTTAGCCATGTTTAAAACTTGATGTCACATATTAAAACGGGTTCGGGCACATGGCAAGTGTCAGCTTATGCTGATCTACGATCTCACAAATGCAACACTTAAACTGTAAAATCTAAGTTGACATCAGCTTTCACTGAGGGTTAAATCTCAAATGTCCGGACAGATTTCTCACTAGCCGGACGCCAAATTCACAAATGAGAACAAAGGAAAATTAAAATGCCTGTAGTTGCGATGAACGACGAGACTTCCGAAATCAAACGGGAGCAGAGGTCGGAGCGGTTCAAGGCGGTACTAAAAAGACACGGGATAGCAGAGCATGGCGCTCAGACAGCTATCGCAAAGGAAGTAGGCGTATCAGATGCGACAGTTGCCGCATGGATGCGAGGCTCAATGCCAAGAGATCCAGAGGTGTTGTTTCGTTTCTGTGATGTCTACGACGTCGATCCTTACTGGTGGACAAGCGGGCAGTCTCGGCCTCGCGATTCTATTGATCAAGAAAAGTTAGTTCGTTCGTGTACGACTGTTCACGGATACTGCGAATCAAACGGATTGAAAGTAAGCCAAGAGCAGATGGCCTTGTTGTGCGCGAAGGTGTACGACGACCCCGCTGGCGCTCAAGCTTATTTAGAACAGATGGCACCCTTTTTCGCCAGTTAAAATGGTGTGTCGCATCATGATACATATCTCCAGATAATAAGTTGACACTACCATTTAGCTGTTGTTTACTCCTCTTTAACCAAGGGGGGCAAACATGCCAGCAAATAAGAAAGAGATCTTCGAGACCCTCTCAAAGATTCCAGTCAGCGATTATGTAAAGCACTCAAAAGTCGAGGACTACGACGGGGCTATCACGTACCTGCCGTACCTCCCTTGGCAACACGCTCATCAGTTGATGATGGAGCACTATCCACAGTACGAGTGGAGCTTCTCAGAAAACCCTGACGGCCTAGAGGTCTTTTACTTCAACGACAAAACCGCCGAGGTGCGGGTCGTGATGTCTATCGATGACGTCACCATGATTGCGTCGAAGACTGTGACCAACGGCAAAGGTCGTGCCGCGACCAATCCAGACGCAAACGATATTCACAACGCCAAGATGCGATGCCGCACACGCGCCATGGCAGAGCTAGGTCTTGGCTGGGATCTCTGGATCAACCCGCAGAACTATCCCTACACGGAACCTAAGAGCGCCGTTAAAGAGGCGTTAAAAAAAGCCGAGGACAGCAAGGCAGAAAAGCCCGAGCAGTCCAAGGCGGAAGATCTTTTCTCGTCACTGCTGGACATGGATGACGAGAAGAAGGCCAAGGCTGAATTAGCGAAAGTTAAGAACGCTTGGAAGATCCGCAAGATGGACATGGACGAACTAGAAAAGCGGTGGAGTGAACTGAAAAAAACGAAAGGATGGAAATGAAAATGGGAATTAAAAGATGGTGGACCGAATGCGACTCAGCATTCTGGAGGGGGTGGAGATGAGTAGTCAATCAACCGGATATCAAAGCCGAGGATCCGCATCTAGCTGGACGCAAGAGCAAAACGTAATTATGGGATGGGGGTCAACATGGGTGCAGTAGAGCAAGGCTCCGCTGAATGGCTGGAGCAAAGACGAGGAAAGATAAGTGGCACTGCGGTAGGCGTCCTCGAAAACTGTAGCCCCTATCAAAAGCAAGACGATCTGTTGCGTTCGATGGTGAGAGACCTCGCCGGAGCGCCTTCAGAATTTAAGATGAACCCCGCTGTAGAGCATGGCCATGCAATGGAGCCAGTCGCGAAGCAGTGGTATGAGAAAGCGTTCAACGTAATCGTTGATGAAACGGACTTTGTCGTACACCCAGTGTACGAGTTCCTCGGGGCGTCACCTGACGGCCTTGTTGGACTGGATGGTGCGATAGAGATCAAATGTCCGTACCCGCGCTTCACTAAAGCACCCTACTCTGTCTTCGACGCGAAGAAGAAGATGTACCTGCGCCAGTGCCAACTGGTTATGGAAGTGTGTCAGGTGGATTGGCTGGACTTTATCTGCTACCTCGCGCCTCACGCTGATGCGCATCCCGAGCACAACATCGAGCGGTTGCACAGGGATGACCAGTGGCTTCATGAGGATCTCTCAGGATCCCTCCTACCTACTCCGAAAGCTGGGACGGTGCCGAGGATTGACCTGTATGCGGAGTGGCATGAGTTCATCATCGCGGAACATGACAGCCCGACCCGTCGCAAGAAGCATACCGAAGCGGCGAAGGACATTTACGAGGTGGTCGAGAATGAGTCGCTGGCGATCCTGTCTGCCGCGCTGACCAAGAAGGCCAAGCTTGAATCCGAGAACTCTGAGTTGCTCGCGGAGATAGCTGTCCTCGAAAGCACAATCAACGACACCAAGAAGCTGGTCGCTGATGAATACGGTAAGAACGTGACAGACGGTGTCGCCAAGGTTCAGGTGATCCACCGCAAGCCCACGTTTGAATACCGCAAAGCATTTGAAGCCCTCGGGGGTGACGCCGCGCTACTGGCTGGTGGTCATGACATCGATGATTTCAGATCAACGTCGAATACACGACAAATCAAAGTGAAAATTGGAGAGTAAAAATGCGAGACATTTACGCCAGCGGGACTGTTTCCTTCTGCCACCTTACAAAGCATGAAATCTACGAGGGGGTAAGCACGAACAAGTACAGCATTACGCTGATGCTTGATGAAAAAAGCGCCAAAGCCCTCTCGGATGCGGGCGTGAAGGTTGGCGAATACAAAGGCCAGCCTAAGCGCAAATTTACGACGACCTTCGACGTAGTTATTTTCAATCCGGATTTGAGCGAGTGGGAGAAAGACAAGGAAGGCAAATATGTGCGCGAAATCCCACGCGGTTCTGAAGTGAACATTTTGGCGAAGGTTGCGGAAGAGCCTTACAAAAGCTACGGGTGCTCCGCATACGTCGATAAGGTTCATGTTCTAAAAGAGTCTGACGCGCCAATGCCAAGTGGCTTTACGGCTGTCGAGCAACCTGACCTCGCAATCGAAGAAGAGGAAGACATCCCGTTTTGAGAACAGAGGCTGGGGCACTCCTTCGCGTGGCGTCGGCCCACGCTTTACTCATGATGTCCATAGGGATGTGGGTCAAACCGTGGCCCCAGCCGTTCTTTAGTTGAGCACGTTAATCATGAGAGCCGACACCAATTTAAAAAGCCTGACGCTCGGAAGAGGGATTGGGCAGTCTGTTTATATCGGCAGGCGTTTAGACCAAAAGCTTCCCGCCGAGACGTGCGACGTGCGCGTCATGATGAAAGGCGTGTATGAGACAGCCAAGCAGGGCTGTGTCGCACTTCTGGAGATCACTGAAGGGAATCAGAGCGCCCTAGAAATTGCGCTGGCAGAAAATCATCAGAACCCTGTCATCGTTCAGGACGTAGAGATCTACTTCACAGGAGTCAAGACTTGCATGGTAGAGGAACACGAATGTTCTAGATGTGGGGCGCAACAGAGCGAAGGCTCTGTGAAGAGAGTAAATGGACTTATCAGAATTAGAGCGCCTTCGAGCGCGAAAATATCAAGAGGGAACAGAATCGGAGCGCAAATCCGATAAGAAAAAAGGTGCGGCTCTCAGGGTAAAGCTGAAGCACATCGATGATCTTAATCGGCAGTTTCCGGAGACGCGGTGGGTGACATTACTCAGGATGCACTATCGGCCAGTCGCTCCAGTAAGGCTGAATCCGGAAACGACAGAGACAATGCGAACACGCAACGGGCACGGGGACGAGGTCTGGCAGGTTGGCAGTGAAATCATGACCAGAGACGAGGCTGTATATAGGGCCGAAAAGCTTAGGGTTGGAAAGGTGCCACCGAAATGGGGTACGCTAGACCGGCGATTCGGCGACAGCTTCCTCGATGAAGAATATGGGGACTAACTATGAAGACGTATCGCGAAGTGGCCGAGCGCTACTTGAAGCAACCGACAAAGCGACTCAACCGACCCAAGGGTCAAGAGTGCATTCGATATACTGGATACGCTGTTGACCGATTCGGTGACCGTGAACTGGGTAGCTTCAAGAACGCAGACGTCACGGTGTATGTCGAGGACATGCGGGAAAAGGGGTACTCGAACGGAACAATCAACACCTGCGTTCGGTATTTCCTAGCGGTCCTCAACTATGCGCAACGGGATCTGGAACTGATTCCATCTGTGCCTCACTTCGATAAGTTGCCCACTGACGTTGGTGGCAGGAGCATATCGAAGGACGAGATCTTGGCCTTGCTGGCTGAGCTTCCGAGGCTGAAGGCAGAGATGATGAGGTTCGCGCTGGAGACTGGTCTCCGAGGGGCTAACGTGAAAGCCCTCCGGTGGGATCAGGTGAACATGGACGCACTCCAGTTAGAAATTCCTGCGGCGCTAACCAAGGCGGGGAAGATGTTGTGCCTGCCGTTGAGCAACAGTGCTGTATCGATACTGGAGACTCGGCGGAGAGATCAGGAGCATCTGGAGGATCCAGAGTTCGTGTTCACTACAAGGCACGGTAAGCCCTACTCGCCGAAGACGAAGATGACCAATGGCTCTTGGAGGCGAGCGGTCAAACGAGCAGGATTGGAGCGTGTCACATTTCACGATATGCGGCACACATGGGCAACGCGACACACTATCGCTGGTACAGCACCGGCAGTGCTCAAGGACTTGGGTGGCTGGGCTAACTTGGAGATGGTTGAGCGGTACACGCACATGAACACTTCGGCACTGCGACTAGCTGTAAACAATGCGTCGGATAATGTGGTCGAAGATATTGCTATCGCAGATTCTGCGGCCTAACATTCGCGCTAGAACTAGCGGTTATATAGGACCGTATGATGTGCTCGCCATGGAGCACTGCATTCAAAATGGCTACGTAGCTCAGTTGGTTAGAGCACAGCATTCATAATGCAGTATCCCACAGTGACCACCTCATTCGCCCTTATAACTTAACTGTCTATATCAAAATATAGGTTGGAAACGCTACTCGTTAGCTAGGATCCTGTCGCCGGATATCCAACTTAGATTTTGAGATGACCACATCATAAGGGAGGGCTTCATGCTGTTTGAAGAGATGCCTGATGACTTTGGTGAGTATGACTGCCCTTTATCTTTATCCGCACAGGCCGTCACGGGGCAAGATGGGAGAATGCTTTACGATGACATAGACCTCAGTCCGTCAATAGACCCTCCTGCATCGCAAGTAAAAGCCCCACCAAAGTTTTCTGCTCCAAGCCCAGAGAGACCGCCTTGGATGTGCGAACTGCCTCCGAGGCAACCGTTACGGGTGCGTAACACTGTCACTGGTCATGAGTTCGATTGGCATCCGCTTTTAAGGCTCAGCGCAAATGACGATCTTGAGGTGATCGCTTAGTCTGGGTAACAAAGGTGTGGTGGTCGGGGGCTACTCCTCGGGGTAGTCCTCTTCCTCTTCCTCCTCTACCACTCCGAACAACGCATCCAAGCAGGCCTTGATCTCCATGCCCTGAAGAGCGCCCAATGCGGCTATCACGTCAGGCAGATCCCAGTCGCCTCCGTACACCACCGCAGTCTCCATGTCCGCGACATCAGTGAAGGCGTAGAACTTGGTTGCCTCTCCCGATAAAAGCATGTCGCGCAACTTCTCTAGTTGCTCGATAGCTTGTGCATTTTTTATCGGGACCACATTCACCCTAGCTTTCTCGGAGTCTTCTCGACGTGGCAGGTATGACGTATCGCGAAGTCGCGCTTAGCCAGATCGATTACGACCAGCTTCTTCTCGACGTCACTCATCTGGTTCCACTCAGCAATCTCTTCCTGAGTTCGACCACACCCCTTGCAGGCGACGTCACCAAAGATCGTTGCGGAGCACCACCCATTGCAGGGGCTGTCCGACAGCGATGTTACTTCCCCATTGAGATCCATCATGACCTCCTTCTGAGAACACCATCACAGGTTCTATTATACCGCGAAATGGGAAAGTCAAAGGGGGTTTCGGTGCTTCACATTTTTCCGCCCCAAAATTATTTTGTGGCAATTTTCACGCCCATAAATCAATCACTTAGCTGTGTCTAATGGTCGTAATTAGGAATTTTTTTGACCATTTTATGCGGGCTACAGGCTCACCAAATCCCCGTTTTTGGGGTGCAAGGCCTAGTGTTTATGCGGGTTTCAGGCCCGCAATCCAAGGAAAATGGGATTTGCCAAAAGTACGTTTGATATGATGATCACATCACATGCGTTGTGACGTGTGAGATAGGGGCCGGTGGGAGCACCACCTCCACACCGGCAGATGGCATAGCACCAACAAGAGGAAGTAACCATGCCAGCACGAAATGATACACCTAACCGCATCCGCAAGATACCCGTTCACCGCAAGGTGAAGTACCTCATGAACGAAGAGGAGTGGGCGCGGAAGATCCACGACCACTACTTTAAGCAGACTGATGAGGCAGGCACGACGGTCTACCTCACAGACCTGTGGGCCTTCAACGCGGTGATCGACAAGCTCGACATCACCCTTGGTGAGTTTCTGGGGAGGGACTGGAAATGAAAGGAAAGCAACTATCGCACAGCGACAACGTGACCAAGGCCGAAGCCAAGATGGTTCGCAAGATGGTAGACACTTGCCTTCGTGAGTTGGCTAGAACGGAGCATGAGATCCCAGCCACCTACACGCAGATGAAGCGCATGTGTAGCGTCCACGTTAAGTATCGCGGGCAATCATCATACGGTAGCTCACGGGGAGTCAGCATCGACATCGGTATGCTCCGCACTGGGAAGTCGTTCATGTGGGAATACGCGCTGATCGCAAAGGATCCCGTCATCGGGGAGATGGAGTGTGGCGATGCAGAGACGCATCTCTTCGGGCTAGTCGCCCATGAGGTGGCGCACCACGTTCAGGATAGATGGGGGCCGCATACACGCTGGCTGAAGTCGAGGTACCGCAAGCCCCATGGGGAAGGCTGGAGAGACCTCTATCGCATTCTCAGAAGCCGTCTGGTGAACCCTAGAGCTACGGCAATACAGGAGGCCGCGTGATGACTAAGACAGAGCAACGAAAACAAGTTAGGCAAATAGCCAAGCAGTTGAGGTGCGCCCACAAGACTGAGGTTGGAATCACCTATATTGAGGGCGGCGATGTTTGGCACTACCCGATTAGCGAGATGCCACTGATAACCGGAGATGAGCACTGCTTTTACATTTACGGTTACCGGCGCGAGGGCTTCGGAGATAGCGCCCAGTTTTGGATTGAGGACAGCATCGACCTCAAGCTTACCGAGCAAGGAATAGAGGCCGCGTAAGCGGCCCGTACTCAATACTTCTTCGCGGCCTTCTTCTTGGGGGCCGCTTTCTTCTTGCCCTTCTTCATTCCGCGCTTTCCTTTACATGGCTTTCCGTCGTGCATCTCACTTCCTCCGTCTGGGTTTGGCTTTCATCTTTCCAAGACACTTGCCCGCCTTCTTGCACTTCATCTTGGTCTTGCATGTTGCGCATGGCTTGAACATTACTTGCTCCTCTTCGCAGTCTTCCTGCGCTTCCCCGACGCCGTAACGTCGTGCTTTACCTTGGCTGGCCCAGTCTTCTTTGACTTGGATCTAGCCTTCTCCGCCGCAGTCATTTTGGCCGCGACTTTTTTCGGTCGGCAGGATGGGTACGGTCGCTTCTTTTTTTCTTTGCCAGAGCGGCCACACTTCTTGCCCGTCTTCAGGTCAACCCAGTCTTCCTTAAACCACTTAGTCAGACCGCCTGTTGGCTTCTTGCTAGGCATAGGTTCCACCCCTGCGCTTGTACTCCTTGGTCAGCCATCCAGAGGCATAGGCTGACGGCCACACCTTAAACTTGCGCTTAGCCTCCGCCTTGACTCGGGCATACAGCGCCTTGTTTTTAGGCGTAGCTCCGCTTTTCTTTTTTGGCTTTGCTTTCTTGGCCATTACCTTGCTCCTTGAATTAGCGCGACGGTTGCCCAAATGATTCCTCCCGAAACAATCAGGCCGGTCAGAATGAATGCGATGTCGAGTCTGCGTTGCTTGGCTTTCCTTCGACGGTAGATGATCCGCTCTCGCTTGGCCCTGATGTCTTTGCGCATCTGCATCATTTCGCGATAGGTCTCGACGCCATACGCCCAAGTGATCAGTTCTCGGATCTGCTTTTCCTGCTCTTCAATTTTTTTCTTGGCGATGACAGCATTGAGCGCCTGCTCTTCTACGCTTGCCCCATCGAATACTTTCTTGAACAGCGGAGGATTCTCTGCCTCCTCCTCTGCCTGCTTGATATCACTAACAATCGTGAACCACTGGCCAAGCTTCTGAGCGACATGTTCGATCTCAGACCCGCGAGCGACCATGCCTTCCACCACCTTGAAGGCAGTGCTTGCCATAGCCACCATGCTGAGCGGGTCCATGGTTACCTCGTTGCTTCGCGGTAGCGCTTATTGAACTTGTCGAACAGCAAATCCATTTGCGCTTCAATTTTTTGTATTTGATCGTAAGCTCTGACTGGGTCAGACTGCGTCTGCTCTATGACCTTCTTTTGCTTGCGTAGCTTTCTGAGTTGCTTCTGGGTCTCTTTGTAGAGCGGCTCCAGTTTTGCCTGCGCCCCGAACTCCGCCATGAACTCCTTGCGAGCATCCCCAGTAAGCGCCCCCGCTTCATTGAAGATTTCCTGCAATGATCTAGCGGTCTCGTAATACTCCATCTTGTCGGTGAACTGTGATGGTTCTCCGTTCAAGTAACGAATGATCGGGTATTCAGCAAGAGTGGGATCGTCATCAACAATCTCATTGCTAAGCAAGTAAGCAACATCCGCAGATCTGCTGATGAACCTACCCATTCCGCCAGTCAGATACTCATAGACGTACTTCAGAGAATCGGGAGAGAAGTCTGCCGTTCCCTTCCTAAACTCAGAGCCATCGATATTATTCAGTCCCGTGGCAATGTCCTTGAATACCTGCTCGGTAGACTTCTTAGACCTAGATGAATCAGGTGCAGAGTCCATTAAGGGGTTTTGCGGAATGTAAATCGGAGAGCCGAAGTGGTTCATATTGAAACCGAGAGAGACGAACGGCTCGAAAATATCAGGCAATAGATCCACAGTTGCCCTCTTGCCGAAGTCGAGCAAGTCGTCCTCGGTTCCGATGGATCCTACAAAGCCCAATGGCGGCGGCAAGAGGTGGTGAGCGCCAGCGGCTGTAATCTCTGCCGCTACGTCGTCAACATCTATCAGGCCATTGGCAAGCTCCGCCCCCAGTCTGCCTAACGTATGGAACATGCCGTAGCCGTAAGGGAGAGGGAACTGGGTATATGTCTTGCCGTCAGAGTTGACGATGTTCCAAGACATCAGCTTCTCGTATCCTGAAAGATCGTTGTATAGAGACTCACCATCATCGTCCTCGTCTGACTCAATGATGTTTCTCTCAGTTACAAGGTATGCCATTCCAGCAATACCGAATGCCGCAAGCTGAGCCTTATTGGGGCCGCCAGTGGCAGACTTGCCAGTCATTGCTTGCGCGATGTTGGCAGTACCTTGAACTGCCGCATTGAAGAACAGATACAGCAGGTTCAGCCCCGCCGACATTTCCCCTTTGCGGTTAAAGTTGACCGTCATGTTCTTGGCTAGGTTTGCGGCATTCTGAACAGTGACGCCTCTGTTTCTCGCAGAGACGTAAGCCGCAAAACGAACTGCGTTTTCCGATGCGGTGTTTAGATTCTCGACCAGATCCCCAATCTTTCTGAGGTTGGACATCAGGGAGCCTTCACTGATTATGTTGGCCAAACGCCGTTTTTGCTCATCGATCTCTCGTGTGAGCGTCATACCAGTAGGCGCACCAGACTCCTGATACTCGTCAAAGTATTCATCGAATTCTGAGTCAACTCTGTCACCCCTCAGATTCTTGTAATAGGCGCGAGCGGCTGGAATGTAATTAGCGAGGATGTCTCCGGTAATCCCCTCGCCCTCAATCATTCCGCCTTCCTTACTGCTTTCTGATAAGGCGTACATGATTCCGGTCTGAAGGTCTCGTATAGGGTTGACCAGCATCCAGCTTGGGTTGTAGTTAATGAGGGTGTTTCGTCTCCAGATCTGGAACTTCTGTAGACCGTCGGTTGCCTTACCAAGGAAGCCCACAAGACTCTCAAAGTTCTCTGCTCCGACGTTGTGCATGGCGTTATTGAGAGCTTGATTCTTTATCTCAACAAACACCTCGTTCCCGTCAACCTTGACAGACAGGAATCTCGGCTTTCCATCGTCTCTGCGAGTGGCCTTGCGCATATCGAACTTGTCCATTCGGACGTTGCGCACCATTCCGTCAGCCCGTTCTCTATCCATAGGATAAGAGGCTGAATCCTCGTATATCTTGAACTGATCAGAGCCGCGCTCTGACGTGGCGCGAGCAAGGTTCAACAAACGCTGAGCCACTTCATTCCTTCTGGCTCTGACGATCTTGTTTTCTACGTCATTTAAGGCGTACAGAAGCGGGTTGTCTGCCGTGCTCTCCCTACCCAGCGCGGAGAACACCTCCTTACCGGATATATTGAATCCCTTTGGCAATCCTCTGACCGAAGTCAACTCAGCGTTATCATCAAGGCTGGAGGCAAACCCTTTGAGCGGAACATAGAATTGGTAGCGAGCGTTCCATCCGTCGATGGTGTCGTCGTCAACAAGTCCCGCTTCCTGCATCCGCTCACGGTTTTCTCCGAGCATCTTGTAGACCAGCCTTGCGCCTTCTTCCATAGCGCTGGCTGTGCCGTCTGCCTCTGCCTGTTTGATTACGCGATCAGCGTCTTCGTTAGACATTCCTGACCCGTTTTCAAGAGACGGGTTTATTTTGGCTATGTAATCATTTCGCTCTGGGGCATGTTTGGCGTAGAGGTATAATGCAAAGTCATCGATATCGATGTTGTTGTCTCTAAGGATTTCTCCCACAGGCCTGACGTAATTAGCCTCAAGTTGGTCGTAGTCAGCTTTAATCTTTCCGGAGCTAAGAGTCTCGCCGACGTATGTCTGCATATTCTCTGGCAGTTCCTTCACACCCAAGAACTCCGTCGCCGCCTGCTCCGCTCTCTTTAGCGGCAGGAACTGGTCTTGGAACTTTCGTAGGAATATCTCGCTGTTGGTCTCGTCGTGTAGCGTGAACTCGCTGGTAGACGGGGTGCCGTCCATCAACTGGCCGGTGGCCTTTGCGTTCTCGTATGACTGGGTTTGACCAGACAGGCGCTTAACAAAAAGAGTGACGCCCTTGTCAGTCTCCTTGCTTTGCATCTCCTCGAACAAAGCATCGAAGGTCTGATTGATTGCCTCTTTCTCACCAGCGTTCGGGTAAGGATACTTACTAGACCCGTCATCCGAAGCGATATTCGCGAGGTAGTCGTTGGTAATCCCTTCGCCAGCAAGCTTGTCTTTTACATAAGACTCGAAAGCTCTCGCAGTCATCTCGATTTGAGTTGACCAGTATTTATTACTACGCCCCTTGTCTAGCTCAGAGGATCGCTTCTTGAGGTCGCTAGTGTTTATTGCAGTAACAATATCCGAGAACTTTGACATCAACTCTAAGCGAACAGCATCATCGTCAGGAGAGCGAAGAGTACGGTTTCTTCTATCTCCGTCCGTGATGAAGCCTACTTTGCGTTGCTTGCCGAAGTAATTATCAAGCGCGTGCCACCACTCATGAGCGAGGGATCCGGCACCGGCCTTTTTGGTAAGGTTAATAACAACCTTATTTGGCTCGTAATGTGCCGCCGCAGGACGCTTGCCGCCCTTGCCTCTAGCACCAAACGCGAGGCCAAGCGTGCCGTTCAGAGACACTGCCTTTGGCGGGATGCCCAGAGTTTCCGCGAGATCCATTAGGCCGTCATAGGCTTGATTAAGATCTCTCTGACGCTTGTCGTTTTCTACCCAGTTCCCGAACTCGACACCACGGAAACCGAACGCATCTGAGAACATCTGGGGCGTAATGTTGGCCATGTCGCCGCCAGTTCTGCGCTCCTTACCGATCCGCTCGCGATTCTCAGCGCCACGCATTTCAGGCTGGGCTTTCTTCTCTTCGAGAAGCGCTTCCATTTCTTCTCGGTTTTGCTCCAAGTAAGAGAAAGCCTCTTTGCTTGTGTCGAAGTCTTTGAGGCGGAGGACGCCAGTTGCTCCCTTCCATCCAAGGTAAACCTCGCCAGTGCGACGGTCTCGATAAGCAGATATTTTGCTTTGCTTCTTCGTGCGCTTCTCTGTACCCAGCTTTTCTAGCTCGGTTGCCAGCGCGGCCTGAACTTCTTCAAGCGTCTCGTAGGCGTCTCCCAGACGCCGCATATCATTGCCTTTCCTTATGTGATACAGCTTGTCTCCGGATATCCTCGTACCGTCTGCCTGTCGGGCAAAGCCTTTGAACTCACTGATCCTATACACAGCCGCTTTGGCTAGATTGTTTATGTCTACCTGCGCTATGACTGGCAAGGTGTTTCTGGAGCTTCGATCATCAACCATGTCTGCCGGTGACAGTTCACCGTCAAGCACCTGCTGAGTAAGCTCTTTAATTCGCTGGACGTCTTCAGCCCAGAAGCGCAACTTTGTAGCTCTTCGCGGCTTGGCCGGTATCTCTGCCCTACGCATAGCTATCGCGGCAAGCTTCTCTTGATCTATGCCTGCCTCGGCCATCTTGACGTAGTTTGGTGCAGGGAATGATTTGCTAAGCGGCACTGAGGCAATATCAATCTCTTCCTGACTTAACTGGTCTCGGTACTCGCTGACCAGATCCTTTCTCGCGCCGCCAATTTTTTCCCCGAAGTCTTCAATCTTTTCGGTTTGAGACTCCGGAACTATGTCAGTCTCAGGAGCCGCCTCTGCTTGCGCAGTAGCGTCCGTCTGCGGACCCATGTCCCGCTCTACGATGTGGAGCACCGCCTCTCTGGTGGTTTCAAAAGGAGTTCTTTCGCCTGTCTCAAGGTTGATAGCGGCGACTCGTCCCCGCATTGCTTCTATAAAGCCGACCCTTTCGCCATTCTTTGTGACGTAGCTATCGTAGATAGCAAGGGACGTGGGAGATCCATCTGTCTGCGGGTTAGAAAGAGTCGGCTGGGTGTGCTCGTAACCTTCAGGCAGGCCGGACACCACACCAGTTTCAAAGTCCCTGCTCGGCGTAGCAAGATCATCGCCGTCAAACAGGTCGAATCCTTTTCTCTTTATGAGAGTCTTAAGCGCTTCTGTTCTGTTGTCGCCAATTCCAGTCGTGGCTTGAATGTCCGTTTCCGGAATACCTACAAGCATCCATCGCGGCGTAGAGAACTGAAGGGTGTCGCGGAAGATCTGCTCTACAGAGCCATCTGGGAACTCAACATCATAAGTGCCTTCGCTTTGAAAATTTGCAGTCCTGCTGACTATCAGTTCTTCCACTTTGACAACAGGACGGAAGTTGCCTTCTTGCACTACAAGGCTTTGGCGTTGTTCTTCTGTGATGTTGGGAACGGGATTTTTGGTTGCAATCTCAGCCTTGCCTGACCTTACAACTGCTTGAATAGCGTCACGCTCAGTCTGGAATACGCCTATTCTATTCCCACGAATTGGAAGATTTCCTGAGAAAGCGATATGCAGGTTTTCAGGAGCATGAATAACGACACCAGCAATATCAGTGCCATCTTCAAACTGCCTGAAAATGTAGCGACTAAACAGTCTGACGCCGGACCCTTCGTCAAACCTCTGCGGACCCTTATTAGGATCAAGAGATCGCTTGTTATCAAACCTAAATCCTTCAGGAAGCCTGAAGTTCACATCAGGTTTGGGCGTATAGCTATCGTTTTGGCGAAGGGCAACCGGATCAATATTGACCCCTCTTGATCGAAGGGCCGGTATTTCAAACTCTAATATCTGGTCTAGTAATCCAGAGATCTCTACTGGGTTTGTTTGGCTGAGTACAGTAAGTCCGTCACTGTCCCCAGCTTCTTGTTGGGTCTCTCCGCCCACGTCTTGATCGGCTTGCCCCGCTTCAGCGCCATCGAGGCCAGCTTCTCTAGTTCCTCCGTCCGCTTCCACTTCATTGCTTCCGCTGACGGGGGATGGCCGAACTTCTCCCTGTACTCCTGTACCTTCGGGCTGTATTCCGACTTGGGTATCTTGAACTCTCGCATCTTCATCTCCAGTCACAAGCTTCGGGTTGTCCCGAATCGTGCGAATTACATTGTACGCCTCTGGCGCTTGTTGTTTAAGCAGTCTTGGGTTGCTCACATAAACCGCGCCAAGCTGAGCAAAAGTCTCCTTCTTAATGAAGTTCTTCACCGACTCGACAATGCTTTCTAGTTTGGCTGGGTCTGCCTCTGTTGAGAGACGCTGTTCAATCTCATTGAATGGATAGGTGAACCTTCTGCCCAACTCAGTGCCTTGCAGGTAGTTGTCGTAAAGATCTGCGAGCGCATCACCCAATACAATCTTTGGCCCCTCTGCGCCGAAGGTTATCTCGACATTAAATGACGGAAGTGTTCCGCTGACGTCCGCCTTGTTGTCAATGACATGCCACGCTTCGTGAGCCAAGACATACCGCAATTCGCGGTCAGAGTCTGGATCAACTAAAGACTTTGACACCATCGCTGAGTCCAAGGACATTCTGTCGTTTGCTGTTGCGCCAAGCGCATCCATATCTTTTGCAAGGTGAACCGCGATGGCCTGAATGTCGTCCACAAACTCTGTGGGCAAACCCGCCTCAATCAAGTCAAATATGGCTTGCTGGATTTCATTCGTTGCGCTGGCGGAGTCAACTGAGCTATCGATCTCCGAGATGTTATCGGCGGGCGTGACTTCAAGGTTGGTTTCCTGCCCGTCTACCTCAAGCTTAAAGAAGGCCTTACGTCGCATCGCGTTGCCGACCTTTTCTGCAACACCCTCAACGCCCTTGATAGTTATTAAGTCGTCACTATTCGCAGGCTTGTTCGGCTGTCCAGAAAGAAGATCTAAGCGCTCTTGCCTAGCTTCCAACGTCTCCTGATTTGCATTGACCACATCGCCCTCGAACGAAAGCCATTGGTCTTCGTCTTTAAATGTCTGGCGAATATCAAATTCAGTCTCGGTATCTCTCGCGAACAGAGCCTCTGTCTCTCGCCGTAGAGATGCCTGAATGCTTGCGGGAGCAGACTCAACTGCGGCCTCAATCTCCTCTCTCGTAACGGAGTCTGTCGCCGTATCGACGCCCTGAGTCTCTCTCTGATCGAACACCGCCATCTGCAATGTTTCTGACAGATCGTCAAACTGAGCAGGTCCGGTAGCCAAATTTTGAGTCATCTCGGACTGCTGTATCTTGGCCCGCTCAGCCTCCATAGCCCTGAGAGTTCGCTTGCTACGGAACACTCTCGGCTGTCCGTCCATTGTTTCGGCGTCTATCGCTACGGGCTGACCGTCATCGTTATATCTGGTTTCGATGTATCGATATTTTTTCCCGCGAGAAATAAATGTCTGATCTTCTTGGTTGAATTGAATGTCTGGAGCAGGCGTATCGACATTGATATCTACGGGCCTTACACCCAGCAACGCGGCGGCTGTTGACCCAGCCTGCGATTCGCCACTTTCTACAACCACCTCGTCGCCTTCAGGCGTTACGACAACAAACACACCGTCGTCACGTTTTTTAAGGGTTCCCTGAATGCCCTGATAATCTACTGTCTGCCCTGATATGGTGGTGTTGCCTTGCGCATCAACACGCGCAACGCCCGCAAGCTCGTCCATAGTTCGGTTCGGACCCAACTCAATAGTCGGCCCGCTGGGCAGAACTGTAATTCGCTCCGCTTCTTGAGCGGCTAAAGCGTTCTCTTCAGGGGTTGTAGTACCCTCGTATAGACTGACTGGGACAATTTCGTTGAGGACTCTACGGCCACGCAAAACCCTGCCCATGGACTCGTTAAGTTCTTCCTCGTAGACGCGAGCGCGTTGCTCATCGACTGTTACACCTCGACGGCGAGGCTCTCCGCCCAGACCCTGTGCCTGCTCTCGCGCTACTCTCTGACGCTGTCTAGTAGCCTCTAGTGCTAGGCTTTCTTCTTCTGGAGCCTGATCAAGCGGGGAGAAAGGAGCTTGCTGTTCAGCGGCCTCTTGCTCCTCGCCAAGCTCTTGTCTTGCTGTTTCCTGATTAGTCTGACGTTCAACGAGGATTCTTCTAGCGGCCTTTCTGTCTATCCGGCCATCGAACTCTCTGATAATCGCTTGGATCTGGGCTTCTTCAGAGTCCTGAGACTGTTGTTCTTCAGAGGGCTTATCCGCCTCCGTCTCTTGCTCCTTGCCCTTTCTTGCATCTTCAACACGACGCTTTTCGCCTTTGAAGACCCCACTAACACCCCCAGTAAATGTGCCGCCAATAGCCCCGACTGCGGCGGCGTTTAAGAGCCGACTACGAAGCTGTTCGTCAGCCTCAAGATTTTCCAAGTTCCGAACGAACTCATCAGCGTATTCAGCAAACCCACCAGTAGGGTCATTACGCATCATGCCTACAGCAGTGGCCTGAATAAGCTCCTGTGTGGCCTCAGTGAAGCCCTCAAATCCTGCCTGCTTGGTCGCCTCTAGCATTGATCGGCGAATCACCCCGCCGTTCTCTACGATTCGGTCAGAGAGCTTGTCTTTGAATTTCGTAAAGACAGTCGGCGGCATGATGCGCCGAAGAATGACAAATGGCGTGATTGCATCTAGAGCACCAGAAGCCACGCCAGCCGCCAAGGCCACATCTGGAGCCTCGATGCCTGTCTCTTCATAAATGTCTAGGTAAGTGGAGCCAGTATTCTGGGCCGCTGACGCCGTGAAGGCTCCTGCCGCCTGACCGAATCCTCTATACGGCTGAGTCGCACCAGCAAGCGTTTCTCGATACATCCGCTTCTTGGCGGCCTCGGATACGTCATCCTGTACCTTGTCGTAGACTTCTTTTTTTATCTTGTCTTTAACTGCTTTTTCAGCGACTTTTTTTCCTAGATATCCACCGACACCGCCGCCCACCACGCTGGTCGCGATAGACGGAACAATAGTGCCCGCCGAGTACAGCGCCCATCGGACAAAGTCTTCAGCGCCCTCGATCTCTTCGATGCTCTGTACTGATCCGGTTGATTCGCTGGCGTCTTGGAACTTTTGACTGGCGTAATTCAGGTACTCAATCGCTTCTTCTTCATCACCAGTAACGGTGTTGAATAAAGCGGCGACACCCCCAAGGGTGCCCATGGTTGTATCTACGCCTGATGAGAAGCCCGAAGTGAACTCGGAAAGAAATCCCTTCTCTTCTTCTTCCTTAAAATTACGGCTGTCGCCGATGCGATATGCGTCACGCGGCACTGTTTAGCCCTCTTGGCTTAATTAAGGAACTCTTGGAACGAATGAGTCATTAGATGTATCGCGGTAATTGACCTTGGGTCGGCCACGGTTAATTTCTACCGCGCCTTTTCTTTCCAGCATTACCCGAAGTAGATCTCTAGTTGCTTTGGAAATGGTTCCGTTGCGGTTAAGCGTTGCAGAAAGCTTGAGGATTTCTGCGTCAGAAAAATCAGGCATAGCCGTTGGCTTGCCAGTTTTTGGATCTTTAACGCGATAGTCTTTCAGCAAGGGATCAAGATCGAGTCTTGTCTGCATGATCTCTCTGCTTGCTTCCTCTCTATATGTCCCCTGCTTTCTTCCGAGGCCAAGCGCTCTATCTTCTGCGAGTCTTTGAAGATCCTCCGGAGATGACGCAACCTCTTCATTTGTCTTGTTGGACATGAAGCTTCTGCCGTTAGGATTGCGTTCCGCCACCGAAATGATGAACTCTGCTTGAGAGTTTGCCGCTTGCTGGAACGCGGCCTCACCACCAAGACCCTCTTTCTTCGCCGCTTTGATCGGGTCAGCCATGTTGGTATTCAGGTAATCAATCAGAACCGCTGTGCCGCCGAGGCCGTCGAATAAATCTGTTGCGCCAATCTGAACCGGCTCACTGCTAGATCCAGTGCGGTTTTCAGTCATGGGAGCTATGTAGTGAACGATATTGCCATCCGGACCCTCCGCCGTGACAAGAACATCCATAGAGACCATGAGTTCCGGTGGCCCGCTTCCCCCCAATAGGTCATCGTGAGAGCCTTCTTTTATTTGGATGTTCGTGGCCTCTCGTGATATGACCTTGTATTGGCCGTTCTTCAATTCATCTGGCGCGTTTTTGAAAGAGTCATCGATGGTCTTGCCGATCATGTCGCCGCCTTGAGCGTTGACTAAGGCATCTGCACCCATCTCAACCCGTGGGTCCGTAGGGTCAAAGTTCCCTTGATTAAGCTGGGTAGACAGGACGTTTGTCAGATTGGCGATGTTGTTCTGGTATTCCTTCCCAAGCGCAACCGTAAGGTCATATTTAGTGCCTACGGTTCGCTCAAGAAGCTCATTGACAACCGCAAGATCAGGCTGAGTTCCAGTTCGCTGTGCCGTCTTGATTACCTGATCTAGCTGAGCAATCGCGTTCATTGCATCCTGCTCTTTCTGGGCTTTATTCCGCGCATCAATTTCTGCTTGATCATTTGCCTGCGCCGTTTCTGCGGCGGCAAGTTGAGCCTGCCTTAGCGCTGAAGTGGCTTCAGCTTCTGTCTGCTGTAATCCAAACTCCTTATTGAACTGCTCAGTTTCTCTTTTTTCCGTCGCATCAAACTGCCGCTTTTCTTCTGCGGTTCGAGCATCAAACTGCCGCATTTCTTCGGCCATGACTGCCGCATCTTGCTCTCGCTGATACCTTGCCTCTTCCTCAGCCTGATCAAGCTTGCGCTTGTTGATATAGGCATCATTCATCAGACCAAAGCCAGACGTGAACCCGTCAGCGAATCCCCCAGTGGAACTTAAATAGCCGCGCCTGTAAGACATCGTGGCCTCCTAGTCGAAAAGCTTGTTAAGCAAGAAAAATGCGCCAAGGCCGATAGCCAGAGGAGCGGCCATTGCCATGAGACCTGCTGTGGATCCTGCCGCCCCTGCCGCCGTACCTGCGGCGGCTGTGCTTGCGGCTCCTGCCGTGGTCGCGCCAACCCCTGCACCTGCGGCACCAGCACCTGCGGCTCCTGCGCCTGCCGCTCCTGCACCTGCGGCACCAGCACCAGCACCTGCGGCACCA